ATTGTGCATCTGCTTGGCTCATAGTTAAATCTTGATAGGTTATTCCTGAATCTAATATTGCAATTCTATTTGCGTTTGTCATACCTGTATTCATCTTTTCCCATTCTTCACGAACTATTTTTTTAGCTTCTGGTTTCAATGTTACACCTGGTACTGTTAAAACCCCTTTTGCTGTCGTTCCGTTTTTATAAAATTTTGAAACATATTTTTGAGATGCCATTTGACTTCCTATTGTTTCTCTTGCTACCGATATTGGTGACATTCCTTTTAGTCCTGTTATTCCAATATTTTTTATATGTAATACATTTTCAAATTTTAATTTTACAGCCTGTCCATCTGGTAATACGGTGGTATACCAAACTTTTCCGTGATTTTTTTCATCTGTTACCACATCAGTCACGGCTGGATTTAGTATCCATAATGCTTTTGGATATCCATCTCTACCAAATTGTATCTCGGCATATGCATTTCCATATAATTGCCTGTGCATTTCCATAGTTTGTTTAAATTCATAAGGTGTCATATATGGATTTGGTCTTTCTTCTAAAAGGTGTGCTACTGGATGTATATATTCTCTTTCTTTTTTCCCTGACTTCGTACTATATGTATGTAGTGGTAATTTTGCTACACTCTGACTTAATAATCTAATACAAGCATATACTGCCGCCATTTTCATAGCTGTTTCTTCACTTACTACTTCGCCTGATTCACTTTCTCCACCATTTATCCAATTAATTAACCATTGAGAGGGAGTTACTATATTACTTTCTTCTGTTTCTGCTCTTTGTGTTTCTTCATTTCTTATTATGATGTTTTTTATTAAATTTCTTATACCGCAATTTTATCCCTCCTTTTAAAATGAAAAGTCATCTCCTAAAATTAATTTGTTTAAATCTATTGTTGTATCCGTTATTCTTGCTCTACTATGTGAATTTACCATAGCCGCCGCAGGATCAATTCTGTTTTTACTTTTTGCTTTATCTAATGCAATATTTCCGTTTGGATCTTGACGAGTAATACAATTTGATATTGCCCAAGTCAAAACTGGATTTTGGTTATGTACTATTTTCTTTTGATATGTCAGTGCTAATATATCTTTTGTTGGCTCTGACAATGTTGCATATCCTTGTCTTACTGCTACTAAAATAAATCCCTCATTTTCTAGGTCATTCGCAAGTTGTGTGCAGTTCCAGGGATCAAAACATATTTCTTTAATTTGAAATTTCATAGCAGCACTTCTAATGTAAGCTTTGACGAATTCATAATCTATTACATCTCCTGGTGTAGCAGTTATATATCCCTGTTTTATCCATACACCATATGGTACTCTATCTGTTTTTTCTTTTTCCTGAATTCTGTTTTCTGGAATAAAACTATGAGATAACATTACATACCTACCATCTGGTAATCTAAATTCAAGATTTACGGATGTTAAGTCTGTTGTCGCCGAGAGGTCTATTCCACAATAGCATTCTTTTCCTAGTAATTCATTTTCTGGTATAAAATCACTACACAAATGCCATTTACTCATATTCATCCAAGCTACATCAGAGTTAACCCATTGGTTCAAATATAATCTTCTAAATCCTGCTTCTAATGATGGTATTTCTTTGGCTCTAGTTGCAGTCTGTCTAAATTCTTCGAGACTTCTGAAAACACCGAAGTGCAGGATTTGCCGCAAACCACACTTTTTCATCCCATATATCAGCATCTTCTGGTGCTTCAAATATTACAGGATAAAAGGTTTTATCATATTCTTCTCCTCTTTCCTTTTTGCCCATTTGCATTTTTGAATAATTATATAGTTCATAACATATTCCATTTGTATCTGCTCCTGCAGTTGTTATGCTTATGAATAGCGGTTGTCTACGAGCCCCCATTGAAGTCTTTAAAACATCATATAGTTCTCTATTAGGTGCTTCGTGTATTTCATCGTAAATCACTACATGAGCATTAAATCCGTGAGCAGTTCCTGCTTCTGCAGATATAGCTCTGTAAAATGAATTCGTGTCATATCTAACTATTCTCTTTTGTGATTCTATTATTTTACATCTGCTCGATAATGCCCTGTTCATACGAATCATTGCACAACAAGCTTGGTATACTTTTGTTGCTTGTTCTCTTGAGGTAGCTGCACTATAAATTTCTGCACCATATTCATCATCCATAAATAAACAATACAAAACTAGTGCGGCAATTAATTCAGTTTTTCCATTTTTTCTAGGTAAAAAAATAAAAGCTTCTCGAATTTCTCGAAAGCCTTCATCATTTATTGTTCCAAATATATCTTTTATTATTTTTTCTTGAAACGGCATCAAATTAAATGGATGTTTAGCATATTCTCCTTGTGTATTTCTTAATAATTTTACAAAATTTACTGCTCTATTGGCTCTTTGTTCATCATACATTAATGCATCGCCTTCCTAAATAGAGATTCCATTTCATCTTCATCCTGTTCTCCTGGTAATAGCATTCTTCCTCTACTACTAGGTGTAAGTCCAAATTCTGTCATAAAATCTTTACATAGTTTTAAATACTTTTGAGCAATAGCAACTTGAGGTAATTGTTGTACATATTTACTTTTTTGATTTGGTTGAAAAATCGTACTGCCTAATTCATCCATTTGCCTTTCTGCTTCTACATATCTGCTCCAACACTTACAATATGCCTCCAATGCTTTTATATCCGCTTCTGTTAATAATTTGCATTCGGAAAGCATTGGTGCAACTCTATTCCATTCATTTTTTGCTATTTCATCTAGCCACTCTGGTGCTTTTGGATATTCTCCTGGTCCATATTCTTTCGTTTTAACCTCTTTTCCTATTCTATCTTCTAATCTTATTTTAGAGGGATTTCCATTTAATATGTGCATTTGAGTAGGCTTTGGTTTTCTTCCTGCTGTTGCCATTTATTTCCCTCCTACTTAAATATTTCATTGTATGAATATTCCTTATTATTTCTTACGATTACAATGTCCTCTACACTTTGTTTTTCTTGTATATATCTTTTTATTATAGCATCGCAGTATATTGGATCTAATTCTACTAGGTATGCAATTCTATCTAGTTTTTCTGCAGTCATCAATGTACTTCCGCTTCCACCGAATAAATCTAATACAATATCTCCTTTTGCAGAACTATTTTGCATTATTATCCCTAATAATCCAAGTGGTTTCATTGTAGGATGTAACTTATTCTTCTTTGGTCTTTCGTATTCTATTACACTAGTAGGTATTCCTTTTTGATATTCTTCAATTAATTCTAGCAATTCTTTTTTACTCAATTTTTTAAGTTCATCTATTTCTGTTTCAAATATAGTAGATTGACTTCTACCTCCATACCAAGTATGTCCTGCACCTTCTTTCCAGCCATATAGTATTGGTTCGTGCTTCCATTGATAATCTTGGCGGCCAAGTACGAATTGATTTTTTAGCCAAATTAAACATTCTGCCATTTTAAATCCTGCATCTACAAATGCTTTCCTAAAAGAATAACCTCCTACATCGGAATGAAACACATATATTGGAGCACCTTCTCTTGAAAAGTCATACATACACTTATGAGCATAATACAAAAACTTTTCAAATTCATCTTCTTCCATATTGTCATTCATTATCTTCATTCCTGTAGAATTGCTTTGGTAATTTACATTGTATGGTGGATCTGTTATAACTAAATCCGCTAATTTGCCATTCATCAATTTTTCGACATCTGCTCCATTGGTACTATCTCCACACACTAATCTGTGCCTTCCTAATTTGATTATATCTCCAAATTGAATATTTGCTTTTTCTTCTTGTAGTACTTTTTCTAAATCAAAGTCATCTTCTATTACTTCTTCTTGTACACCTAGCATTCCTAATTCTGCAATATCAAATCCTGTTATTTCTGCTAATCCTATTCCTTGCAATTCAGTTAACAAGTTCTTTAATTTATCTTTATCCCAGTCACCTGATATTTTGTTTAGTGCTATATTTAATGCTTTTTCTTTATCTTTGTCTACATCTACAATTATACATTGGATTTCTGTATACCCCATATCTTTTAAAACTTTATATCTCTGATGTCCACCTATTATTGTTCCATCTTTATTTGCTATTACAGGATCCACATATCCAAATTCTTCTATACTTTTTCTTATCTTCTCAAATTCTTTATCTCCTGGTTTTAAGTCTAATCTTGGATTGTAATCTGCAGGTTTTAATTGTTCTATGTTTATGCTTTTAAATTCCATTTTTTAATCATCTACCTTTTCCCATTCTCCATATTCACTTCCTATTTGTCCATTGGCAGCAAGCTTTTGATATATAGGATTTTCTCTTAATTTTAGAAAATCTATTATTCCTTTTGGTGTCAAATCATATATTTCTGTTACTATTTTTTCTAATTCACTATCTGCTATTTTTCCTGTACCAAATGTATTAATATTTATTGATACTGGTTCTTTAATTCCTATTGCATATGCAAGTTGCACTTGGCATCTTTTTGCTTGTCCTGTTGCTACTATTTTTTTTGCTATATATCTTGCCATATACGCTCCACTTCGGTCTACTTTTGTTGGATCTTTTCCACTAAATGCACCGCCACCGTGTGGGCAATACCCTCCATATGTATCGACTATTATTTTTCTACCCGTTAATCCCGAATCTCCCGCTGGTCCACCTATAACAAAATTACCAGATGGATTTACTAGTATTTTTGTTTCTACTAATAAATGCTCTGGTATTACTGGTTTTATAACATTCTTTATTATATCTTTTTCTATTTTCTTTTGTGATATTCCTCTTATATGTTGTGTTGATATAACTATTGTATCTATTTTTACTACTTCTTCATTCATATATTGACAAGTCACTTGAGTTTTACCATCTGGTTTCAAATATGGAATTCCCATATTTTCTCTTACTTCAGTTAATCTATTAGCTAATTTTCTTGCATAGTAAATTGATGCTGGCATTAATGCATCTGTTTCATTACTTGCATATCCAAACATCATTCCTTGATCCCCAGCACCTAGATTTTCTTCTGTAGTTGCTCCTGCTATATCTTCTGATTGTTCGTGAATTTTAACATCTATCTTACAATTTTTATAATCAAATCCTAGAGATTCATTATCATATCCTATTTCTTTTATTACTTCTCTAGCTATATTCTCATAGTCCACTTTGGCTTTTGTTGTTACTTCTCCCATTATTAAAACATATTGAGTTGTAACTGCAGTTTCTACTGCTACTCTTGAATACTTATCTTGTTTTAAGCATTCATCTAATATTGCATCTGATATTTGGTCTGCCACTTTATCTGGATGACCTTTTGTAACCGCTTCACTTGTTATATATTTCATTTTACTCTCCTTCTACTTTCAGTATAATTGAAAGTTTTTTTAATAATCTATTGAATTATTTTTAAGTTTAAGTTATAACATCTTTGGAGGTGTCTTACTTTGGATAAAGATTTATTTTATAACTTGTATTATGGCAATTATCAAGCTAATGACCAGGTATTTGATTCTACAGAATATAATGAATTGAACGCTAAAATCTCATCAATTACACACCAACTTTCTGCCATAGTTGGTGATTCTAATCGTGAACTTTTAGACGAACTACAATGTGCCTATTCTTCTTTGTGTTCTTTTTATTCTTCAGAATCTTATATTTCTGGAATAAAATTTGCCACAAATTTTCTTTTCAATGCATTGTGTGACAATAATTTCGAAAAAAAATAGGAGGCCCCCCCTTACCAATTTCCCGAAATTATTTACAGAGCTCCCCTCGCCGTTCCCCCTTTGTTTCTTTTTAGAGATTTGAGCGGGGGGATGTCACAGAATTTATTCTCATTATTTGTTTCTTTATATCATTATAGATGTTACATTCCTGTAACATCTTTTTGATTTTATTATCTCCTAGTTTTCTATGTCTTTGTTGATGACACGATTCACACAAGCATATCATATTATCTATTATCAATCGTAGTTGCCACATTACTTTTATTGGTATGATATGATGTACTGTCTGTGCTGGTACTACATATCCTAGTTTCATACAATCTTGACATAGATAGTTATCTCTTGCTAGTGCTGCTTTCCT